ACATTCTGTTGTTGATCCATTCCAGCCTTGGCAAGGTTACCCATCTGGTTCACAGCATTGGGGCCAAGGCGATTTACCATTTCCATCATCTGGGCTTGCTGTTGCTGCGCGTCGAGTTCCTCCTGAGAAACCAGAAGACCGTCGAGTTCGATACCCAGACCCAACGCACGGCGGGCCAGATATTCTTCGACGTTCACTCGCTGCATCACTTGGGGACCAAGCATCTGCACAGCACCGGACAGCCAAGTGTCCAGCTTCTGCAAGTCATGCCCACGGCCAAGGGCTTCAAGGCCCGTGACGATGATGGGGTTAATCCCTTTCGGGAGCTTGGGCAGCTTCCATTCCTGATTGGAGGTTCGCGTCAGAACGGCCAGCCCTGCCTTGAGGAAGGGAACTTGGAAGTCCTGTGACAGAACCGAGTAGGTACCACCAAGGGCATCTTCGAGTTCACGGGCCATGTACCGAATTTCTTCGGCAGTGACACGCTCACCGGGACGCTGGATGGCGGTGTTCAGGAGGAAGGCGAAAGCGAGACGCTGTTCAAGGGTCTTGATTGCCTCAAAGGCAACCCGGAGGTCAGCCCACTTCTCGAATTGGAGGAGGCCCACGTCTTCCATAGACCCCGTGATCACGTCGCCCGTCTCTGCTTCTGCGACCTTACGGGCGCTGGTCACCCCACCGGGGCGAACAAAGACAACGGCTTTGGAAACGATGGCTGCGGAGTTGACGACAGCCTTGGTCAGACCTTCGAGGGACTTGAGGTCACCGTAGTATTCCTCAACGTAGCTCCGACCGTAATCCTCACCGGACACCTTGGTGAACCGGAGGGCAAGGAAGGGGCATTCGTCTTCAAGGTACGATCCCTTCGAGGAGGGGATGACCTTTCCGTCGATCTCTTGGTAGACCTCGTACTTCTTTCCGATGTACTGAACGTGAGTGTACAGGTACTTCTCGGACTTGATCTGAGGGGCTTGGTTGGGACTCGGGTTGGTGACCTGTGCCTGTACTTCAGGGGGAAGGTCATCATAGTCCACGGGTTCCTTGATGACGATCTCTAGGACATCACCGGAGGGATCACGGCGGACAACATACTTGTCGAGCCGGAAGTTCTTGATGCCGTCCGCTTCGTCAACGACGCAGAGGACGTTACCACCGACGATGAGATGCTTGAGAGCTTCGTTCACGTCGGGGCGAATTGCGACCCCCTCAGTCCATGCCATGAACCGCTTTTCGATCTTCGCCAAGCCCTTGTCGATTTCGGTGCGAACAGACTTGAACTGGTCACCAGACATGGCTTGAAGCTGATCCATCTCATTCTCTGAGAGGTTCATCTTGAAGAACGGAGAGTTCGGAGGGAGGAGGGAGAGAAGCAGTTTGGAAGAGAGGTTGTTGACACCACGCGCACCGAGGCCCTGATAGGGAGTCTCGAAGACGGTGGTTTCAGTCGCGCCTAGCGAGGGAAAGAGGTGAGGCAAGGTAAGTGCTGAACACTTCCTTGCTCTCTCCAGATAGGCGTTCCTCTTCGGCTCCAAGGCTGCGTAGCGGGAAGCTGCGTTGCCGGATGCCATACTGTTATCAGATGTTCAGACCGCTGCCACCTTGAGGGGCAGTGAGTCAATGCGAAGTGCTTTGGTGCCACGCTTCTTGCGGATACCCATGTTGTCCACCTTGGCTGCTTCGTTGAGCTTCGGCGCGGGGGCCTTGTCAACAGTGGGAACCAGAGGCGGAAGGGCCGGGGGAGCGGGCGGCTTCGGCGTCTTCATGCACATTTCATTCTTCCTTCTGTTGCTCGGAGATTGCACGGAGGTGTTCGATGACCTCCTGCTGACCAATCAACGACCCGAGCTTTCTTTCATCGGTATTCAGGGGAGGAAGACGGTTAGGGAAAACCTGTTGGAGATACTCAACGAGGACTTCATCCACCCTTGGAGGTGTTAGGAAAACCTTCATTGGTTCAGTCTCCGGTTAAGGAGGCCGTAAATCAAAGGACCGTCTCTCCCTGTAGCTGGTTGATCCTCATCTCGGCGTACCGAATGACCTTCTGAAGGTCGATGATCTCGCTCTCCACCTCGTCCTTTCCGGGGTACAGCTTGTGTCCAGCACGGCTGGCGTATTTGACGATGTTCCCACGCCAGAACTCAAAGCCGTTCCGCATGATGAAGGTGACGGGTTCGATCAGGTATCGGGCGTAGTGGGAGGGACGGACGACAACTTCCTCCATCTCCATTACCATTCCTCCAAAGCTGCCTTGGTGTCCTCGTATCCACCAACGTGTTCACCGTTGATGTACACTTGAGGAACCGTTGTTAACCCATTGGAAATCAAGAACTCTTTCACTGGCGCTACGTCAATTTCCTTGAACGTGTGACCCTTGGACGTGAGGAGTTCCTTCACCCTGTCGCACCACGGACAGGTCTTCGATGTGACGACGACGTAGTGGGCCATGTGTCAGCGCCCCATTTCCTCAATGGTCCACTTGACAACAACCATTGCCGTACCAACACCGATGATGGTGAGGGACACCAGCCCCACGGCTGCACAAATCGAGAGTAGGGTATCCATTAGTGATCACCTTCCTTGTGAAACGCTTCGATCCAGAGGCGGCAGAGGTCCGACCGAACGATGTCTTCGATCTGGAACTCCACGATGGGGACCGGGAGCATGTACTTCTTGACCATGTGGATCGCAGTCTTGAGGCCGCTGCGTTCCTTGAGGTCGGACTGACTGATGTCCCCGTTCATGATGACGGTGCAGTCTTCACCGACACGGGTCAGGAACATCTTCATCTCCTGCGGGGTGGTGTTCTGCGCCTCGTCGAGGATCACCAGAGCGTTCTCGAAGGAACGCCCGCGCATTGTCTCGAAGGGAACGACTTCGATGTTCCCATTCCGCATGGCGGTTTCGATGACGCCGGGGTCCA